GAACTTCATGCTTTCCCTGACCGCGGGAAATTCCGCGACAAAATCGCAGAAACAGGCATTACGTTTTCTGCGGATCAATCCGAAGAAATTAGCTGCTGATATGCAGAAAGATGCCCGGGGAACCATGCTGTCTGTACTGGATGCGATGGCTAAAGTGCCTAAAGAAAAACAGGCAGCTGTGCTGAATGCCCTGTTCGGGAAAGAGTCTCTGGGCGCGATAGCTCCTCTGCTGACTAACCTTGATTTGTTGCGTACCAACTTCAGGCGGGTTGCGGATTCCCAGCAGTATGGCAGTTCGATGCAGAAGGAATATGCTTCGAGGGCAGCGACGACGGAAAACCAGCTTTTACTTCTGCAAAATCAACTTGATGCCATTTCTTCCACTCTGGGGGAAACGTTTCTTCCTGAGGTTAATGATGGTCTTGAAGCGGTAAAACCGCTCCTTGAGGAAGTGAGAACGTTTGTCCGTGAAAACCCGGAGCTCGTTAAGACCATTGCTAAAATCGGTCTGGCTTTACTGACAGTGGGGGCCGCTGCAGGCTCTTTGTCCAGAATCATGAAAGTTCTCGGCGGTGTGATGAATATGACGCCTGCTAAGGGGCTGATTGCTCTTCTGGTTGGTGGCGCTTACCTCATTATTGATAATTGGGAAACCGTAGGTCCTGTCATAAAAAAAGTCTGGCACGTGGTGGATGAAACGGCGCAGATGATGGGGGGATGGGAAACTGTTCTGAAAGCGATTGCCCTGTTTATGGCAACCAAATGGGTTGCTGACGTTACCAAATCCATTACCGCAGTGACCAGAGAGATGCGTACGCTGGGGAAGGTATCGGCAGAAACGGGATTGATGGGGAAAGGCCGCGGCTTTATCGGGAAGGCCGGGGTATATGGTTTTCTGGGAACCCTGATGTATGAGCCGGTTAAAGATACTCTGGAAAGTGTTGTTCCTGAAGATACGGTTAACTGGCTGGATAATAAAGGGCTGTTTCTGGCTTCAGACTGGACGCCTTTTTTTGATCGTAAAGAGTACGAGCAGTATCAGGCCAGCCTGAGTCAGTACAAACCCAATGTTCCGCTGTTGAATCCATCTTCTTCCATGACACAGCACAGCGAGCTGAAAGTCACGTTCGAGAATGCTCCGCCAGGTATGAAGATAATTGATGTACCGGGCAAAGCCGATCCCCTGATGAAAATCACGCACGATGTGGGGTATTCTCCATTCAGACGATAATATAACTACTTTAATCAAGTAGGGTTATTGAGTGGTAAAGTTTGTGCTGAATGTAGGAGAGAATATGAAGAAAATGTTTATATTGTTGTTGGCTGTAGGACTGCCATTAAACTCCTTTGCGAAGCCAGTAACGGAAAAGCAGCTTGCTACATACTTTATAGATAACGTTAAAACTTCAGCGGATAAGAATATAGATCTAGATGTAGAGGGAATAAATAGACTGTCTGTAATATGCCCAGCAAAGTCGGCAAGTGGAACTCTTTTAATAAAAAAAGCATCCTACGAGTTTAATAAAAGCATTGGTGCTTTTGATTTTGAAAATAACTCACAATCTGCACCATTGACTTTTATTGTACCAATTAGTGAGGATGAAAATAACTTTGACTCGGAAATTATTGGTTTCTCTTTTGCATTTAAAATGCCAAGAGGGCAATTCTTTGTTGATGTTACGAAAACAGGGAAGGTAAAGGCTGGCGTAAATATTAGTGGTGAAAGCGGAATTACTTATTCATCATGTAGAATAGATACTCATAATGTTGATTATGATCGTTAATTTTATTACCTAATAAAAAACCGCGTTTACACGCGGTTTTTATTTGAGGTGACGCCATGGATTTTTCTCATATTTCTTCGTACCTATCCTCTGATTCTCGAAGTGGCTGGCGTGAAAAGCTACTTGAAGCATCATTTCGAGGTGTGCCGTTTAAGGTTGAAGAAGAAAGTGCGGGAACCGGTCGCCGTGTGGAAACACATGAATACCCGAACCGCGACAAGCCCTATACCGAAGATCTGGGAAAAGTCACTTTCCGCCCGTCCATCACAGCTTATGTGGTGGGAGATGACTGCTTTGACCAGCGCGATCGCCTGATTGAAGCGCTGAATAAACCCGGTCCCGGCACGCTTGTCCACCCGACATATGGTGAGCTGAAAGTCTGTGTTGACGGGGAAGTTCGGGTCAGCACATCGAAAAGTGAAGGGCGTATTGTCCGCTTTGACCTGAAGTTTGTCGAAGCAGGAGAACTCTCTTACCCCACATCAGGTGCGGCGACGGCGCAGACGCTGATGTCATCCTGTTCTGCACTGGATGACTGCATCAGTGACAGCTTCAGCGGTTTCAGTATCGATGGTGTGGCGGATTTCGTGCAGAACGACGTTATCGGTAATGCCAGCATAATGCTGGGGTATGTTTCTGATGCGATGAAAGTGGTGGATTCTGCCGTATCGGATGCCGCCAGGCTGTTGCAGGGGGATATCTCGGTACTTCTGCCGCCGCCATCGTCAGGCAAAAATTTCGTTGAGCAGGTGCAGAAAATGTGGCGTACCGGGAAACGCCTTTATGGTAACGCCAGCGACCTGGTCACCATGATCAAAACGCTTTCCGGTGTCAGCCTCGGCAGCGATCTGCAACCGCGCGGCGTCTGGAAAACGGACAGTAAAACCACCGCCACGGCGACGCAGCAGCGTAACGTGGTTGCCAGCACCCTTCGTACGACCGCAATCAGCGAAGCGGCGTATGCCGTCACCCGATTACCTGCGCCAACAACTTCCGCGGTGATGCAGAATTCCGCAGTGGGGCAGGCAACAACACCTGCGCAGAGCACTGGCTGGCCTTCCGTCACGCATCCGGCACTGAACAATGCACCGGCGGTGAAAAACACGGTTGACCTGCCGACGTGGGAAGAACTGACTGACATTCGCGACACACTGAATACGGCAATTGATAAGGAGTTGTCCCGTACAACCAGTGATGCGCTGTTTCTGGCGCTGCGCCGGGTGAAAGCAGATCTGAATGCGGATATCAACACGCGCCTTGAACAGTCTGCACGGATCATTCAGCGCACGCCGGATGAGGTTTTACCCGCGCTGGTGCTGGCGGCGACCTGGTTTGATAACGCGGCGCGTGACGCGGACATTATCCGGCGTAATGCCATTACGCATCCCGGCTTTGTGCCGGTGATCCCTCTGAAGGTGCCAGTGCAATGAACGATAACGTCACGCTACGGGTAAATGGCCGGGAGTGGAATGGCTGGACATCGGTGCGCATCGGTGCCGGTGTTGAACGACTGGCGCGGGATTTCAGTGTGGAGATCACCCGCCAGTGGCCGGGAGATGAGGGTATCACCACGCTTCAGCCGCGCATTAAAAACGGTTCAAAAGTGGAAGTGCTGATTGGTGATGAGCTGGTGATCACCGGCTGGGTGGAGGCGACGCCCGTTCGTTACGATGCCCGTTCGGTCAGCACCGGTATTGCCGGACGCAGTCTAACCGCTGATCTGATTGACTGTGCAGCCGAACCGACACAGTTTAACGGACGATCGCTGGTACAGATTGCGCAGGCGCTTGCTGCGCCCTTCGGCATTGAGGTGGTGAACAACGGTGCGCCGTCGGGTGTTATTCCTGACGTCCAGCCTGATCACGGTGAAACGGTGATTGAGGTAATCAACAAAATACTCGGTCAGCAGCAGGCACTGGCTTACGACGACCCGCACGGCAGGCTGGTGATTGGCGGTATTGGCTCAACGCGGGCACATACCGCGCTGGTACTTGGGGAAAACATCCTTTCCTGTGATACGGAGAAGAGTATCCGGGAGCGGTTTTCAGTTTACCAGGTGGCGGGGCAGCGTGCCGGAAACGACGATGATTTCGGTGAGGCCACCACCACCGCGCTGCGGGCCCGCACAGAGGACGCATTTATTGCCCGTTACCGTCCGATGTATATCAGGCAGACAGGGCAGGCCACGGGGGCAGGCTGTATTGCGCGTGCTGACTTTGAAGCCCGACAACGGGCGGCGCGGACGGATGAAACCACCTATGTGGTGCAGGGCTGGCGACAGGGTAACGGTACGCTGTGGCAGCCCAACCAGCGGGTGATTGTCTTTGATCCGGTCTGTGGTTTCGACAATACCGAACTGCTTGTTTCGGAAGTCACGTTTACTCAGGACCAGAACGGCACCCTGACGGAAATCCGTGTCGGCCCGCCTGATGCTTATCTGCCTGAACCCGAAGATCCCGGCGCGCGGAAAAAGAAAAAAGCCAGAGTACAGGAGGACCCGTTCTGATGAGGGCGATTGAAACCATACAGCGACAACTCCTCGGGCTGATTGGGCGGGCCGTGGTGAAAAGCATCAGTGCCGCAACGAAATGTCAGACCGTGGATGTGTCCCTGATTGCCGGTGAACCCAAAGCCGGGGTTGAACATCTTGAACCTTACGGTTTTACCGCAAGGGCAAACAGCGGTGCGGAAGCGGTGGTGTTGTTTCCGGATGGCGACCGTTCTCATGCGGTGGTTGTTACGGTGTCGGATCGGCGTTACCGCCTGAAAGGGCTGCAGACGGGTGAGGTGGCTGTCTATGACGATCAGGGGCAGTCCGTGACGCTGACCCGGGAGGGGATCGTGGTGGACGGTGCAGGTAAAACGATCACGTTTCGCAATTCACCTAAAGCACGTTTTGAAATGGACCTGGAAGTGACAGGACAGGTGAAAGACCTGTGCGACTCCAGCGGCACCACCATGTCAGCGATGCGGCTTGCCTATAACGGGCATCGTCACAGAGAGAACGGTCAGGGCAGTAACACCGACAAACCTGATAAAGCGATGGAGGCATGATGGAACTGTGGCTGACGGTGAACGGTAAACGCACCTGCGCCAGCGCACCGCTGGATCCGCTGACCCGCGCCGTGGTGATTTCCCTGTTTACCTGGCGGCGGGCGGAGCCTGATGACAACGCCGACGTCCCGATGGGATGGTGGGGGGATACCTGGCCTGCGGTACAGAATGACCGTTACGGCTCCCGACTGTGGCTGCTTCAGCGCAGCAAACTGACCAATCAGCTGGTGCAGACGGTAAGGGGGTATATCCGCGAATGCCTGCAATGGATGATTGATGATGGCGTGGTGTCCCGTATTGATCTGGATATCCGCCGCACCGGGATTAATGAACTGGGTAACAGTATCACTCTCTGGCGTCGTGACGGACCGGTAATGATTTCTTTTGATGATCTGTGGAGTGCGATAACGCATGGC